GTTATTGGTGTCGAAACGAGAAAACTTCCTTACAATTTATACGAGGTAAGTGTGGTAAGACTTAAAATATCAAATATCTACCTATAAGTTTATGGCTGAAGAAAACACACAAATAAGAAGACCAACGTTAAGGGACTACTCTCCTACTGAACCTAATCCATTATCTATTGATATTGGGCAATCTTTTATTAATCAAGGCTCTGTTGATCCAGTTGTAGAGGAGCAATCATTTGCCTATAGTCAGTCACATGGCGGTGGCAATAGCTCTGAGTCAAAAAAATACCCTCCTTTTTATCCTTATCTAAAAAGAAATGGAACAGGTTATGATATTGCAGTAAAAACTGGATATGTTGTAGAGCACGTTATTGCTGGAGATAGTTCTATCAAATATCATTTACCGACTGGTGTTCCTACTAGAAATAATGCAGATCCAATATGGAAAGCAATTGAAATTGGTCAATGCTTATACATTAAATGTGATATTAATGAGGATGGAGAAATAGAAGGTAATCCAGCTTTAATTGTAGGTGACAGCGGTTTAGAGGGTGAGCATTACCGTCCTGAAGTATTTGATTTTGGTGGCAACTCTGGAATTAGTTATTACAAGTTGTGTCAATTGGTTTCTGATGGACCTGGAGTATCCATTAAGTTGTTTAATGCAGGTAGTAATGTTGAGCATTACGATGAGCGTGTTGGCATGGAAAATCTTGAATTACCTCAAGACATAGACGCAGGTTCAATTTATCGAATAGGTAAAAATTATGACGAAACTAGTGACAAGGTTCAATTTCGGACATTAATGCAACTTGAAGGAGATGGTGAGCCAGTAATTAAAGATGAAGAAGCTGCAACACCATTAGACAGTATTCGTTTTCGCAGGATAGTCGATCTTGGCTCTGAAGCGCAAGTTCATGTCAGTAATCAAGATGGAGCAATTTTAGTTCGCGGAAACTCGTATCCATCATCAGTAACAAATGCGCACAAAATCTCAATGACAGTTAAAGACGGTTTAGTTACAGATCTTCAACAGATTGACTCTGAAGGATGGTGGGGAACTATTGGGTTCGGTTTTCTTGCTTCGGAATCATATGTTACAGCGGCTTTAGTGTTTGAGGATGGAATGCTTAAAACAGTTGAGGTTAATGCTACAAACATTGAAGGCACAGAAGGAACACCAGGAGTTGCAAACATCAACTTCTCAGTTTAATTCCTCGCCAACAAATAAATTGACACGACAAAAATCATGTTAACATAACCATAAACGACTACACAAAACACATAAACCATTTGTTATTTTTTTAGTTGGCTAAACCAGACATTTTAATTGCAAGAATCCTAGAGATGTGTAACTTCAACGCATGTCTCAAATCTTAACATTTGCTGAAGCACAGCAGCGATTCTCTAATTTGGTGACAACCGAAGTTGATATTGCTGATGCTATTCAAGAGGTAGTGGATCGCGCCTATGAAATGGGACGCTGGAGAGGCATGATTGAAGAAATTGAATGCACCACTAACCAATATGTTACAATTAGAGAAGACGCTGAAAAAGATGAAGTTTACCTTGATTTTGATCCTGCTCAATTTGACGGAGCTATTGGCTTTCGTCAAGGAGGTAGAGGATACGGAATTAAAACACTAGTGTCCCTATACCAAGAAGATACCAGTGTTGGTGATTTATCTTTTATTGATATTGGTGATGTAACTATCAGCAATTACACCTATCGTCGTTATAGAGTGCCTCGTTACTGGAGCAGCCCTATAGTTGAGCTATACGCGCTTCTGAAGAAGGTCAGCAAGTCTCCATTGGCTGATAACGACATTCTACCCATCAAAAGCATAGGAGCGCTTAAATCAGGCATTCTGGCTGTTGCTTACGAGAATGTAAACGACATGGAAAGAGCAGATGCTCACTGGCAGAAATTCATGCAACTCATGGAGAGAGCACAGAAACAATACAATGGAGGTCGTAAGATTTCTATTCGATTCAATGACAACATCAGGAAACGTCCAACCCAATTCAAATAATGGCACTACAACAAGATCCCTCAAAAAGTTTTGGCTCTACATCTTATTTTCAAAATAAAGATGAACAACGCCGTGTGGTAAATGACATGCGTAGAGAGCAACGTAACAAGCGTATTGCTCAACAAGGCCTTACTCGCAACATTAAAAGAGCAATTAGAAAAGGTGAGAATCCTGGAGCTTTTATTAATGCCGCCAAAGAGATGGGTCTTGATCCATTAGGTGGTGGTGGGTTTGGTCCTGAAGCTGCACAAAGAGATGCTGCGCTAAGAGCTAAAGCTGCCGCTGGATTTGAAGAGGTTAGTCAACAGAGACAAAAGTCTGACAAAGCAGTTGGTAATAAAGGTGGAGCTATTAACGACAAGCCAATCACAACTGAATCTGGCGGTATGGTAAGTTCGGCTCCAGCAATAAATCCAGCTAATGTCGATGTAACCAGTGCGCAAACAGTTGAACCTGTTGCAACTGGCATTATAAGCAATAAGCCTAAAGAACCAGAGTGGTTTACAGGTGATGTTAAAAAAGATACTACGTTTAAGGGAGTGGATCTCACTGAAACTAGATTTATTGGAAAAAGCAGAGAAGAAGCTCGTCAAATGGTTATGTCTGATAAAGCTAGCAAAGCCTTAAGACAGTTTGATGTGACTGGACAAGCTCTTGCACAAAAAGAAAAAGATGCAGCCTTTGCGCAAGAAAAACAAAACATTGAAGCACAAGGCAACATTGCAAGAGAGCAGGTTAGCCAGATGGATATAGACAAAAAAACACAAGCTGCTCTTGATCCAACAAATATAGCAAAACAAAAAGCTGATTTTGTCGCTTCTCAAGCTAGGAGCGAAGAATACAAAAAAGCTTTAGAGAGATTTGATTCTATTACTCCAGCACTGGATAAGGGTGTAGAAAGCGTTGGATTATTTCAAGATTACACAAATGCATCCATGTCTGGAATCAAAGCGCAGTCTGATTTCATGCAAAGAGTAAACACTTCAAATATAATGCGTGATGCTCAAATTCAAAGAGATGCTCAACTTCAAGCAGATCAGCAAATTAGAGAAGATCAACAAAGGTCTATAGACTTTAATGCGGGAGTGCAAACAAATGAAAATACTCGCGTAGCAAACATGACCACATCAGCTAATCGAGATTTATTTAATCGCTCCACAAAGGGTAAGATTTATAATACTGGAAGCGCAATGGCTAATGCTGTAGCTAAAGCCACTTCATCTATTTTCAATAACACAAATCCATACTACATAAAATAATATGCCAAGTCCATTTGATAAAGTTACAGAGTCTCAACAGTTAAGAAACTATTTGGAGAATCGTCCAGTTGTTGAAGAATTAGCTAGAAGTCAAGATGTTGTATTTCAAGCTGAAATGAACAGACTTGGTTTAGAGGAGAAGCAAAAAGAAATAGCGATAAATGACGAGAATCGTGCAATAATGAAAAGCTACGATGAAAACGTTACTAGCCAATCATCTAGTCCTGAAGACTTAATGAAACGAACGCAAGACTTCCTCAAGAAAAATCCTAGAAGTTCTGCTGCAATTATGGAGTATGCTGGTAAAGCATCTTCATTTTTTGACATGGGCAACAAGAGCAAGCTTTCAGGCATTCAACTTGAGCAAGCAGTTCGTGAAAATGAAGCTCAAAAGAAATTTCAAGAATTAAACGAAAAATCTATTCAAGCAAATCTTGAATCTAGTATTCTTAAATCTGCTCAAGATAAATCAACGGCTGAAATAAATACCTATAAAGAAAATAAAAGCAAAATTGATGGTATTACTGGCATGTTTGCGTCAATTGATAGGCTTGGTCTTGATGAGAAAACCAAAGCGGCTATTGCAAATGTTAATAATAACTATTACAAGAAGATCAAGGATTCTTCTAATAGAGAAGATTCTCAGAGCAAACTTGATTCACAAAAATATTTTGATGAAGCAAATAAGATTTTTGCTCCACTACTTGAGTTTGATGCAGTTAATAAAACATTAAGAAGTTCAGCTAGTGTAAAACATGCAGAAACAAGAGTTAAAGCAGAACAGCAATATCAACCACAATATCAACAATGGACTGCAACAAAAAGTGCAGAAGGCGCTGATACGGCTTCTTTGACTTTTGATAAGTTTTTGATTGATTCTTATAATCAAAAAGATGAACCAAATACTGTTGGTAATGCAATGATGCGCGATAGCAAACAAGCTGAAATGCTTGAAGATTTTGGTGAGCTTTCTGAAGCTGCAAATGAGTTTCAAAAATACAATGCTGCATTACTTGAATCTATTGATCCTATTACTGGAATGCCAAGTGAGGATAAAATGGGGAATCTTGCAATGCGTTCAGAAAGCATGAACCTTTTATTGAAGCAATCAATTGAAAGAAAGAAAATAAAGGCTGACACTTATTCCCAACAGCTTGATCAAGAAAAAGCTCGTTTAGATAATCTTCAAGCTGAAGCCGATCTTCGAAATACAGAATCACTCACCAGAGCTAGAGATGAGGGGCGTATTGATGTTGATGATCCCGAGCTACAAAGTCTTCAATCAGAAAGATCCGCTATACTTAGAAGCATTCGTCAAGAAGAGTCAAAGAAAGCGGAGAAAAATGGCGCAACTGAGGCTCGAACGAAATTAATCGAAAAACTTGAAAAACAAGTAGGAGACTTAAATAAAGAAATCACTAATAGACGAAACGCTATTACACAGAAATCAAATGCAACAAATTCAGTAAATCCAGCAGAATAACTTATGACCGATCCATTCAACGAAAGCAAAAAAGGTTTTTTCACTTTTGAGAAAAACAGCGAGTATTCCTATCTTAACCAACCAATTGCTAAACCAGTTGAGGCGACTAAAGTCGAAGAAAAAGAAGAAGAGAAGTTTACTCCAGAAACCTATGGTGATTATGGCATCAAGATTCCTGATCCATTAAATCCATTTAAGATGTTTGATTCAAACGAGTGGGCAAACAATCCTGATTCGCGTGAAGAGGCAGCACTTAAAGTTACGGAGAATTACTACAATGAGCTTATGAAGCCAGAGGCTACTGTTCCTGCTATTGTTGATGGACAACTTAAGCAAGTGCAAGCATCTGAGGCTGGACGCTTAACAAAGGCTGGATTGCACGCATACGATAATAGCTTGCAATTGATTGGCATGGCGCAACAAAGGGAGGATGGAGGATTCCGTCTTAATCCAATGACAGGTAAAAAAGATTTTGCATTTGGAAGTAAGAATCTTACTCCATATGATCCAGAAAAAGACAAGGATAGTCAGAAACGTCAAGCTGATGAAAATGGATATGGAGCAAATGATTACGAGTTGAGCAATAAAGAAATTTTTGGACGCGATCATGTATCTAGTGTTATTGATGCATACGCCAAAAAGAATGATTTAGATATTGAAGACTTAAAGCCAGAGAGTATTACGCCAGAACGCTTTGTTCAGATTCGTGATTCACTGCGTGAAGGCGATCCTTCTGGTGGTGCTTTTGAGGTAACTAAAAAGATTAATGGAAGTAACGATGCTGTTCTTGATGAGGAAGCACGTAAGGAGTATGCAGATGCGCTTGGTTACTACACAAAAGAAAAGCAACTTGGTGACAAGCTTGTTGATATGTATAATGGACAACCTGTTATTAACTATGAAAAACTTACTGATCTTAATAAGTTTGAAGAAGCAGTTAATTCCTTGCAAATGCCAGCAGTTGATAAGGCTAGGTTCCTGACAACATTTAAGCGTAACTTTGAAGAGGATGCCGCAAGAATTCTTATGGAGCAACAATTAGGCTCTACCGCTCCAGAATTAGCATTTGCAGCAACTCCAGCAGGAGCAATAGCTACATATGCTGGCTTAATGGATGGTGAGAATGAAATTCAAAAATGGGCGCGTGAAGGAAATAAAACTGCTTATGAATTCCTTAAAGAGAATCCATTTTACTCCCAAGATACTCCATATGCTATTTCTGCACTAAGACGTGTAGGACTAAGAACTGTTAATTCATTCCAGAATACCGCCCTTGGTGCTAGCGCCCTTGGTCTTGGATTTGTTGGGGTAGTAGCTAAAAAAGTAGGAGCCGAAGGCGTATCAGATTTGGCAAGAGAGGCTGGAATGTCAATGATTGAAGCAGGAGCATATTCAAGCAATGTCCTTACTGCTGGAGCTAAATATGATGGTGGAATAAATGAAGTATTTAGCATTGGTGACATTAGCGTTACTGATGAAGATTTGTATTCCGTTGTTGGTCAGGTTCTTGAAACTGTTGCAACTGGAGGTGCTTCAATGCTTGTTAAAGGCGCTATTAAAGGCGGCACAACTTCTTTAGCTAAAATGACATTAAAAGAGTCCCTTGAATTTGGAGCGGCTAAAGCTTCTCAATCAATAGCTAAAAGACAAACAGCTGGATTTGCAACTAAGGCAGCAATCAAAGCTAAGGAAGCAGCTATATCATTGTGGACTAATTCTTCAAAAGTTAAACTAGCTGAGAATATCTTGGCAACATCATTGCAAGGATCATTTGGTTCAGCTGGACAAGCTTTGTCTTCTTCTTATGGAGAAGCTATTGATAAGGGTATGAGTAGAGAAGATGCTCTTGCTGAAGCTACTGGCAAAGCTACAGCTAATGGACTTGCTACGTTTGCAGCAATGTCATTAATGAACATGGTTGCTCCAGGTGTTGAAAAGATTTTAATGTCACCTGAGACCCTTGTTGGTGCTGGTCAAGCAATTAAGAATACATTGGCTAGTCGTGCAGCACGTAAAAGCATTTCAGCTGGCTTAACTGATGTCGTTGGAGACAAGGCTGTCAGAACAGCCCTTTCTAAGGGCGTAGCTGACGCTGTAAGAGGTCAGGTGTCGAAAGAAGGTATTGGTGGCTATATTGGCGCTGTCGCTCTTAACGGGGTTGCTGAAGGCCTTGAGGAGATGATTGACACTGCTCTTGCAACTACACTTGATGCCTACATGAATAACTCCCCAGAAGCAAGGAAGGAACTAGAGTCTGGTGGATTATGGCTTGATGTTATTAAGTCTGGTATTATGGGCGCAATGATGGGTAGCGGAGTGAATGCTGTATCGCTAACATCCAAAGATAAAAAGGAAATGGCAATGAAATCTAAAGATAGCATGAATGACTATCTCCAGAAAAAACTTCCAATGCTTTCACCTAGCCTACAATCAAAAGTATTTGTTTCTCAAAAAGATAAGTCTCAACCACAAATGGCGCAGACGATTCAACAGATATTGCAAACTGGTGATCTAAATCAAAAGGTAGAGGCTCTTGCCAATCTTGGTAATATTGCTGCCGTTAATGCATTTACTCCCCAGACAACAGTTACGCCAACAGGAACCACTACTCCTACAACTACAGTAACCCCAGCAAAAGCTGCGCCTAGTCAACCAGTTGACGTTACTCCTGATTTCTTTGAGTCACTAGCCATTGACACTTCATACGATGCGCCAGATAACACGACATGGACAAGAAAGCAAAATGCATCAGGTAATTCAGTAATGACTAGAAATGATTCTGCTGGCAATGTAAAAGAAATGACTACTACAGAGTTTGCTAATTTTGTTAATACTCAAAACAAAACTACAGTTAGCAAAACCAAACCTGTTGTTACTACAAAAGCAGAAGAGGCTACAACAAAAGAAGTTACTCCTACTGAAGTATCTACTACACCTACTTCATTTAAATTGTCTAATAAATCTGGTGTAGCTGTTGAAGTCAAAACTCCAGTTAAAGATGAAAAAGAATTAGCTGGCTACGCTTATGAAGAAGCTCATGGCAAATCTATTGCTGGAGAAAAAATTGAGCCAACTAAAACAGAGGATGTAATTTCAAAAGGTAAAACATACAAGATTGCTACTTACTCTATTGATGGTAAACCAGCCGATTTACATAGCGTTGAAGTAGATAATGATGGTAATCCAGTGACCGTTGGCTACGCAGGAGAGACTACAACAAAATTCTATAATAAAGCAGAACTCGTAAAACTACTTTCTTTAAGTAAATCTTCTCAAGTTGTCGTCAAGGATGATAATGATTTTAAATCTGAAGCGCAAGATGTTGCGCCAAAAGAAAAGGTTGAAACCAAAGCTAAAAAACCTTTATATTTAGAACCTGAAGAAAATCAAGAGTCTGCGATTTTTGGTTTACAAAAGGAGACAAAACCAAAATCAAAAGCCCCCAAGCCTTCACCTGTTAAAAAAAGCGATGAAGTAACTGAATCTGAAATTGATGGTGAAGATAAATTACCAACAAGACATAAAGGGACTATTAAAAAGTTTACTAAGGTTCTTAATAAACTTGGAATCAAAGTTTATGTTCGTGAAAACAATACGGAATTAAATAAATTTTTAACTGAAAACAATGCTCAGACAGTTGAAGACAATGCTATGGCGGCTACAACTATTAATGGCAAGCCAGCTATTGTAATTAATGCAGAGCAAGTAGGCAAGTTGCAAGACTTGCTCACTGGTATGAAGCACGAAGTATTTCACACTATTGAAATAGCTTTCAGGAAAACACCAGAAGGCAAGAAACTCTATAACTTAATAAGCCCCCAAAAACTCTTGCAAGACAAGAAACTTGTTGAGTTTATGCAGAGAGAATACTCAAGCAAGTTTGCAGAACTTGATGAGACAAACGCTTTTTATGAAGTAATGAGAGCATTTATCGCTGGTAAACTTCATGGAGAAACATTTACCTATAAGCCATTCTTGGAATACCTCAAAGCATTTATCAATCATGTAAGAAAGTTAGTGAAGGGTGACAAAGAACTTACTAATTATGTTGACAAACTTTCACGGTATTACGAGAGCGCAGTTAAAGATGCTGACAAGGAGTTAGGATTAAGTGTTGCTTCTACTGGCGTTTTCAAAAGCTTTATGTCTTCAATTGCGAGTAAAGCTAAAGATTTAACTAAATCAAAAGCAAAAGAAGGCAAAGCCATTCAAACAACAACTGCTAGCGAAAGTGATATTGACGATCTTGTTAATGATTTGCTTATTCAAATTAATAATGCTTATGAAGACAATGCCAATCCTGATGAAATATTCAACTATGTTGTAAGAACCATTGATAATAGATTGGTTGGTGTTGATGTAGGATTGGATTCTTATAGTAAAACTAAAGTTTTTGAGATGGTCTTGGGCGCATTAAATAATGAAAGCTCTACACCTGAGTTGAAAAGTTTATTTGAAAACAAAATTACTGATCTCGGAAAAGAAAAATCTCCCGTTATTGCGCTTCCTGCAAGTCAGGTTGAAAACATGGAGCCAATTAAAAAGAGATTAGATCTTGCTGGATGGACTGGCATTAGACGTTTTATTTCTGAAGTAAGAGAGGATGGATTAACTCGAAACCAGCCTGATGTCATGTCGTTTAATGATGACACAAAACTTCCATTTACAAATGCATTTATTGAGTTCCCAATGGACCCAGTTACCCAAAAGTATCCTGATCATGATTTGAAGTTTGGTGATGCAATGGAAAGCATTAATGCTGCTGGTGTTGTTGATGGCTATTTGATTTATAGTCATAGCATTGAAACATTTAATCCAGAAACCAATACAGGTTATATTACTCATCGTTTTATGAAGAGTCCTGCATTGAAGCCTAATGGAAAAATAAGTCCTTTCTTCTCTGTTAAACAATCTCAATATGCGCGTGAGTTTTACGACATGGTTACTGATAGCAATGTCATTGCAACTATGTTCACTCCAACTAATGAGGGAGTGATGATCACTTCACCAGAAGGCCTTATTAAGCTTGTATTTGAGTCCCTTACCTCAAACAGAACTAAGGCAGAGAATGGCAAAACTCCAGAGGCATTCCTTAAACAAGGAGACAAGGATATTAAATTTGCTGATATATTTGAATTTGTAGCGAAAGACAATAAAGATGGAACAAGCCCCTTCTACTACAAAGACGGGAAGATTGTGGTTAATACTGCAAAGCTTGCAAGAAACTTTAGCTTCATCAAGGAAGAGGCATTAAGCACTAAAGAGCAAAAGACTAGCGTTGCATTGATGGTTGCTTCTACTGTTCGCGCAGCTATTGAGGAGGAGATTCTTCACTTTGCAACCATTGGTGTTTTTGCTGGAGACAACAATCCCAAAACTGGCGTTAATAAACTAGTTGAGTTTTACGATGAACTAGAAAAACTTGGTTACTTCAATGATATGATTGATCAAATCAGGGAGATGCAAGGCATTGATAATGCTGGTGTGTCTCTTACTAATGAAGAGAAGATTGTTATTGCTGCGGAGGTAATGTCATTCACCCATCAACGTGCAACTAATGGCGCTACCTATGGAGATGAATATCAACGCCTCTATGATGGCATGTATGCCAGAGGTGAGCAAGGAGGTAATGCTCTTGCAACTGCGCGTCAATATGGTCAGACATTAAACAATATCCTTCAGGCTCGCGCAGCTACTTCCTTCATGTCTCCTAGGATGCAGGAAATGCTTGAGAAGCTAAACAAAGCCAAGGTTGAACTTGGTGTAAACCAAAGGCTCAATAACTCTGATCAACTTGCAGCAAACTACCTTAGCGAGCAATACCAACTCAATAGAGGTAATATGCAGAAGTCTATTGATGAAGCATTTATGAATGACTCTTTTGCGGTTGAGGAATTCCGTGCTGAACTCAAAGAGATTAACATACCTATTCGCCAAGTTATTAATATTGACTTTGAAAAAGGAACAATAGACATCAATCCTGATTTTGCTGATTACTACAGAGAGAAATATGGAATTGACAAGTATGACTCAATCTTGTCTTACTTTAGCCGACTAAACGAACAGAGCGTAGCTAAAGACTTGGCTAAATCAGTTAAGTCTGCTCGTCAAGTAATGGACGCTATGCGCATGTCTCTTGATGTTAATAATGAACTAGACAATCTAGCTACGCAATTGGTTAATGGCAACTTCGATCAAGTTATCAATTATCTTGAGGGCTACAACCAGCAAGAAGGAAAGATTGTATTTGATAGCTTAATTCAATTGGCGCAGTCTTTTGAATTTAACGACAATATTAGCTTGGCTATTGAAAAAGATAAAGCAATGGTCAAGAACTTCTATGACTTTGCTACACGACCTAATGAGGTTTTCAATAAGCCATATGTTGGATATCAGCCTACAACTGGCCCTACTGTTTCTCCATGGCAAACAAATGCTATATCTGCGGAGAATGCTAAAAGAAAAGCTTATTACAATTCAGGTTTTATCAATCTTCTTAATCAATTAATTCCTAGAGGACAAGTTGATTACTATAGTGATTCAGATAGTGATTACATCAACAAAGCAATTGCTCAATTAGTTCCTCAAGACATCATCATGCAAGGTCATGACGCTGTAATTAACGAACTGTATAACGTGTTTAAAAATGAAAACATTTTACCCAACATTAAAAATGCACGTAACGCAAACACAGACAAGAAAAAACAAAATCAAATCATCTCATTACTTACAAACAAAAACACCAGTATTGAGAACGGTGGCGTATTGCCTTCTTATGCTCCATTTATTGCATCTGTAAATAACTACAATGATCTAGTTGTAAACTTTGATGAAATCATCCTCAACAAAAACCTGACGAGGGTTAATGAGTTTGGTAGAGAATTTGTTTCTCTTGATAACTTGCTTCCAGAGTCAAGCAATGGCGAGCGTAGATTAGCGGTTGGTGTTGATTTTGAGCCGAACATTTTTGGTTACTCAAATGAGTATCCATCAAATGTAATAAATGATAGGCTATATGTTGGCAGCATGAGGAATAAAGGCGAGAATGAGGACGTTATTGAGACTACTGCTCAATGGCAACGTTCTTTCCTTGGTCGATATACAAGCAGTGATAGAGAGCGCTATCCTGAAAAACCAATGACTGTTGAGTCTAATGCTGCAAAAGCTGGAGAAGAAGACTACAATAGGTATATGATGGGGCGTATTGCAGGTACTCCATTGCTTATTACAAAATTAGATGACAATGGTAATGAGTTCCTTAGTGATGTTTCATATGATGATTATTACAAAACAATGGGCTTTCAACCTGTTGTAAACAATGTCAGGATTTTTGATGGTTATGCAGATCCAGCTTTGTTGAATGAAAACCTTTTGAAGTTCTCAATTAGTGACAGGGGCATTGAATTGACTAAAAACTTCAGTGTTAAAATGCGCCAATTAAATAGTGACGCAGCAATCAAAACATTTGCTAGGGACGCAGGTAGTTTGGATATTGCAATCAATAAGATTACAGAAATGTTGTTTGATGGCAATGAAGCTGGAATCAGAATTGATGACTGGTTTAATACCATCTCAATTTTGATTGGCTACAATAAAAAAACTGGTGAAGCAACTGTTGTTCGAAGCATTGATGGACGTGAAACATTTGCATCCCAGTTTGCTGATCAAATGATTTTCAGAATGTTTGGCAAAGAAGACAATCGTTCTAAGAATCTGGAAGAATACATCGAGCTTCTTAGTAAGGCATATAAATCATTAAGACCTGAAGAATTTAAGGATGCTGGTAAACTTAGTGCAGAAGAAAAAAGAGTAATCATTGACGAGCTTCCTATTTTCTTGGAATTGGTTGATGCAGCTAATAGAGACATTGGATTAGGAAGAAAAGCCTATAGCCGATTTAGAAGTCGTTTCTTAACAGGAACAATCAATGCTGATATTAGATTAATTCAAGAACAGGGCGCTGAAGGTATTCGCGCAAATGAAGAACTGGTTAAGTCTATTGCTGATAGTTATTATGACATTCAAGCAATGTTTGATGTTGAATGGCATTCAAACTATTTAACTAATGGTGGCCCTATTGGTTATCAGGGACTTACGGCATTGCAGTTGATGGATGAGTTTGCTCGCATTCCTAGTTCTGCCACTAATGAGTTCTTCGTCAAAGGGAAAATGCCTACTAAGGTTGGATATCTTCTTGATTACTACAACAATATGCAAGAAGCATATGGTAGTGTCAGAAAGAAAGATGCTGATGGCAAGTCTGGATACGCGCTAGACAACTTGATATTTAATCCAATTGAGCGCCCTGCTGACAGTCCCAGCGAGCTTGATGAGGAATTCAATGCTGACATAGCCGCTAGACCTAGTGAGTTCACAGAGACGCTTAACGCGCTTCCACAAGGCTATGAGGGAACTGCTGAACAACTAGACGCAAATCGTCGTAAAGACCTTTTTGAAGAACAGAAAAGATTAAAGTCTTGGGCAACTCATACTGCTCTTGCTATTTTCCAAAGCATTCCAAGCACAGCTAATTCTATCTTCACAAGAGCGGTTACACCTGATAGAGCCAAGTTATTTTTCTACTTGTTTGCAAAAGCTCAAGATATGAGTGCAACCATTGAGGATAAACGCGCAACTCAAGGCGCTCTTAATGCTTTAGTTGGCGAACAAATGACGCAACTTTCCAGTATTTACGGCACGTTAAAACAAGAAGTTAATCCATTTGCTGATATTGCTGGTAAAGTAATGACTTACAACCATCCTTATGAGTTTCTCATGGATGTTGCTGAGGTTATTGCTGGCAAAGAAAGACAGTTTGTTGATGAACAGAGAGCATTGTCGGGAACACTTGCTAGTAGCATTGTGCCTCAATTAAGAAACAATGTTTCTAATGAACTACTAAACAACCAAAGATCATCTCAAGAAATACTTGATTCATTACAGGAGGATTTAGATAAAGGAGAATTACGTCCAGGAACTCTTTTTAATGCTCGTATGTTCCAACTTGGCAATGCTAATTCAATGCTTGATAGTTCATTGCTCATGAATGCTCCATTGTTCTCAATGTTGCTACAAGCTATGCCTAATCTGGTTGTTTATCAGCCAGCGCAATACACAGGCAAAACATCCAATGTATCCAAGAATGTTGATATTGCATATCTTGATAATGGTGATGCGGTTCTTTATATTGATAATGCAATGGGTCTTGGTTCTAGTCAGCAACAAGAAATCCTTGAGAAACTTCTCATTGAAAGAATTGGTCAAGAAAGAGCTAATGGCGCAAGTGGACTTGAAAGCGTAATTAATTTTACAGCTGAAAACATTCGCAAACAGATTCGCTATGCATTTAATATTGCTCCAGCACGTATTGAATCAATGGTTGCTAAAGCGGAGGAGGCACTGCGCTCTATTAATGGCATGCCCCCTGAAGCAATTAAACCGCTTGTTGATAAGTATCGTAATTCTCTTGAAGCAGAGGCTACAGAGAAGATGTCATTGCTTGCAGGTCACTTGTCATCCAGTAGGTTCGCTGAAAACGCATACGGACTAAGCAGTATTGACGCAAAAGGATTCTTCCAAACAATTCTCGCTCCAGAACCAGCTTCGGCTATGATCATGGGAGTTAAGACCGTTGTTGGTAAACCAAATCTATTTGACAGTTTGCGCTTAATAACAGAAATGTTCACTAATCCAGAAGCTTACGATGTTCTTAGCAAGATCAAAGCTCCTGAAGCAGATTTGATTACGGATAAGGTTAATGAGCGATATGAAGCATTTATTGAGTCAGCACTTAATAGATTTCAAGCAAAAGAAGTTCAAAGCTCCATGGTTTTTGAAATTGCAATGGATCAAGGCAGATCTTCCTTAACTCAAATGGAAGATGATGTAACATCAATAAATGAAATGGATTTAACTGATTATACTGATCCTTCTTATATTGCTACATTCCTTACTCAAGCATTTGAAGCAACCTTTAATGGAGAAAGCACAGATAGATCTTATTCTGAAATTCAACAATTGGTTAAGAGAGTCAATGGCATTGATTCAGATTTAATTAGAAACATGATTGATAAACTTCTGTTGCAAGAAGCTTCTAAAAACACTAGCCAAAGAATGGGTTATAAAGAGGTTGACACTGTAAGCGGTATCTTAACTGAAGCCGATTACAAGCCAGACTTCATGTATCGCTATGTTGCATCAGAGTTGATTAACGCTTTGTCTCCAGCATCTGATTACGCTGGAACAATTGAGGACCTAAATGACTTACCTAGAGAAAACAGCGCTTACAATATCATTAAGAGTGGTGCATTCCCTCTTCTTGTTGATAACGTAGGCAATACTAAATCATCATCTTATGGTAATCTTACTAATTTCTACTATGGTAAATCACCATTAACTGAACTGTTTGAACGCAAGCGCAAGAATGAGTTTGTTAGCTTGCTTGCATCTGAAACACCAAAAGCACAAGAGGTTCTTCAAAATCAAATTAACAAACTTGGAAGAACTGATGCATCAAGTAAAACAATTGACTTGAATGTATTTGAATCTGATGACTTACTATTTAAGATAAGACAATCTATTGAGAAACTTGTAGGATCAGCAAACATTAACCAAGCTATTGCAAACATCGGTAGGCTTAAACAGAGAAATGAAGAACTTAACAATGGAGCACTTGAAAGAATTAAGGACATTGATGAAGAAATCAAATCTTTACAAGAAAACGGATTAGGCTTTGTCGAATTAATGATGTTCCAAAACGCTGGTAAGAAACTTACTGATGCTTCTGAAGTTATGGATCGCGTGGCTTCTGCTATTGCAGGTTTAGTTGCTGATAAACAAATGAAGCTCCAGAACCATTCTACTAGAATATCTAATTCACTACAAAGTAATTCAAGTGAGTATATTGATGATTACAATCAGTATGTAACTAATATTTACAATATTGATTCTGAAATCAAAAAGCTTATTGAGTCAAATCAAGAAACACCTCTTGATACACAGTCATATCAATCTGCTATCAATAACTTGATTGCAAGCAGAGATAGTCTGGCTATTAGAGCAAACAATGAAGCATCTCTTATTGCTGATTCTATCGCTCAAGAGATTCTTTCAAATGTTGTAAATGGAGCATTTGGTTTAATTCCTCCAGTTGCTGAAATGACTGCTTTTATCAAGTCGAATTATATGGCTGGTATGCGCATTTGGGAAATTGGTAGTGTTGATGTAACTTCTCCAACTCCTCTTGGTGCGTATCTTAGCTCTACTTTCTTTAGTAAGTCAGCTAAAACTCGCATAGCTAGAAATCTATTTAGCGCCAACACAATAAGTAGAATGCTTGATGGATACATGGCGTCTTCCGACTTGAAGGATAGAATTGATTCTATTACAAGCTCCAACAACAAGCTCTTTAGCCAACTAAAGAAAAACAAAAAACTTGATAAGGTTATCAAGAAAGCTGTTGCGGATAACAAAAATGTATTTGATCGAGACTTAATCAAGAAGAATGTAGCTTCCGCTATTTTGAATAGTGATGTTGTTATTGAGTCCTTGAACAATGAATTTAGTTTTGGTTTTGGTGATTTGATTGATAACCTTGACAATAAGGATGCTGATTCTGGTCTTATTGCAGAGTCTGAAGAATCTATTGGATTGCATAACTCGGCGCGTGTAATTAGCTTACTGCTGGCTGAGCGCAAACAACTGCAAAAAATAATTAATCAAAGACAAAACGAAGCATCAAACGATCAGGAAAATGAAGTATCAAGCAATAAGCAAAGCAATAAGCGAGTGTTTATGCAGCTGCGCAAAAAAGTTCGATTTGATGAGCAAACAACTCTTCAGCGCGTAGATAGAGTAGGTCCTAGCTTCAACATGCTTATTAACCTTGTCTATGATCCAGATACTCTTGAGAACACTCCTGTAAATGAGAATCGAAAAGCTGAAGCGCAGCTACAAATGCAGATCATTCAGGAAGCTTCCAGACTCTTTATCGAGAGAGAAGGTGAGGCTATGTATAGAGCAATCAATGAAGACGTAGATGTCTTTGGTTTAGGTTTTGACTTAGACCAAAACATTCAACGTGTTATTTCAATTGCGGATATACGCAACAAAATGGAAAGAGTCGCAAAGGGTACCTATGCTGATTTTGCTGATGAAGTATTTGATGATGAGATGGATAGCGCCAACACTAAAGCTAAGCAAATGTTTGGGGTAACAGTAAAAGACATGATTACTCATAACTTATCTCCAGCTGTGATTACCACCAAAGACAAGGTTGTTGACGGAGCTACTTATCCAATGGAGCTGGTAAACATCAAAGTTATCAATAGAAACGCTAGATTCGCAACGGAACAAGATCAACTAAGAAAACTAGCTCTATTTATTGAGGATGAATACACAACAAGTGTATATATGCCAACAACAACAAAACTTGAAAACCAACCAACCAAAACATATTTAACTTACAATCAAGACGCTCAATCTGAATTAAAAAGAATCAAAGAACAATCAGGCGCAAAATGGTCAGTTGATGAGCAATTCAAAGGAATCATCTTCCGTGCTTCATTGAACCCAGGAGCAAATGGAAAGGGAGGACTCAAAACTCAAACACATAAAGACATTGATGTTAATCTTGATAAACCAATCAATGACAAACTTGCTGCTGCGACAAAGGTAGATCCTAATACGACAGTTAGAGAGTTTATCAAACTAGCTAAAAAGAATTTCAGTGGTTTCTTTATCCAGAATACTATTGGAGAACCAATTAGTGACTTTGCTCAAGGCATTGGAGTTATTGGAACAATAAAACCAGTAAATAAACTGAAGGATGAAGATATTAAAGATGTTTTTGCAGAGATTCACTCATTTGCAAGTGATGCAAATAACAAGCAAATCTTGCAGACTTCAGGCATGGAATTTCTTTCCAAGTCAAAAAATCAATACTCTAAAGATGAGCAAAAAGCTATTATTGAAAAAGCTTATGGAATTGTAATTAAAGAAAACTCTTTCCTTAATCCGCAATCTAAAGCTAGTCATGCATTGCTGCTTAACGAAGCGCAACTTACGGATGTCATTAACATGATCAACAGTGAGGAGATGGTTGGTAAATACGACAAATTCAAAACATATGTTGATGAGGCTGTTGATTCAATTGGAAAGCTCTTCAGCATCAATGAGAGCATTGCTAAATCAACTGCTGTAGCGCCATATAATCTATCTAGAGCCATCCTAGACCTTGACCTTAGCCATAACTACTCAAGACTATTCTCTGTCTTATATGCGTCAAATACGATGTATAGACTTGTAGCTGGTGCTATCAATCCTGAGGTTTCCGACAACATGCTTTCAAACCTTACGGTTCATGAAAATGCATTAATGCGCCGTAAATTCTCTGGTGGTATTGGTTCATACAATGAAGCATTGAACTTAGTGGGAGTAATTGACCATGGACTAAATGGGTCATCTGGAAGAAACCGATTTAACGCAGAGTATCAAAGCTTCCAAAACAAGATGGGTGTTGCATCTAAAGACCTTAACAATGATTATCTCAATGGGGCAAGAGCAATGCTTATAGCGTCCCTTAAAGGAATTAAGATCGCAAACAAAAAAGATGGAGGAAGCGAAGGTGATTATGTCCGCAAGGTTAATCAATGGGCTTACATGTTTAAGGCTGGATATAGAGACTACAAGAAGATTGATGAGAACAAAGCTAAATTCAATCAAAACGCAAACAAGTTATCTAGAATTACTTCTAAGTTAAAACCAATCGGAAGAAAACAAAGCAGAGAGGGAGCCGCAACTGAAGAGCTTTACTCATTGCTTGAAAGAAACATTAACAGTTTGGCCAACATTATCAATACGGGAACACTTAAGGAAAATGATGTGGATGCTGCTATTGCTGCAATGATTTCAAAACTAGAAGCTGGATTAAGTCAAGATGAAGTAAACGCTGTAAATAAGTATTCAAATGCTTTGCTTGAAGAGTTTGGCGATATTTACGATGCTCATAGAATAGCAAACACATTTGCAAGCAGAGACAATCGAGTAATCATTAGTGAAGATAAATTAAAATCAGCAACAAAAGTATCTGATGCACTTGGTCGCCCTTACTCTATCTTGCCACTAAAAACTGGCTTTGTGCGCAATCCACTGAATACGGCCGATAATGAATTTGATGAAAGCTCTTTATCCATTAATGAGTTCATTGGGTTTGATCGTTCTAGCTTGAACTATAAAGGAAAACGTTCTTTGACTGTCCAAGAAAATGTTGGTGATCCGCTACGCCCAATTGACTTGAATCCGTTTACTGCTGTAGATGGATTAGCGCGTGATGCAATGTATCGAACATTTCTTTCTCCAACATTTAATGTCATTAAAAAATTAATGGGAAATGTTGAGTTCAATGAAAACAGACAAATGATAACAACTCATGGATTTTTGCATGGTGTTGCATCTGTTGAGATTGGATCAATTAAAAATGGTGAATACTTCCCGCATATTGCTTCTTACATCATGCACATGGTAGAGAAAAACATCAGAAATGACATGCCTAAGATGATTGATGACAGCATTCTGAGTGATGTGATTAAAATTGGAAACCTATCAACGCTAGTAAGAGCATTGTTTAGCTTTATCCAGCCAATTACAAACGGTGTTCTTCCAGCTTTTTCCAAGTTTGCAACAGTTGGAATGATGAACGCCTTTAGTTATAGAAGTTGGTTTGGCGCAACTCATAAATCGACAGAGGCTTTAGCTTCAGCGTATAAACATGCGATAATGGGCTATTCAAAACCTGATAGTGCTATTGCTAATTTCGTAAAAGAAAACAGCATTAACAGCTATAAATGGAAAGCTGAAGGAGCAAACATCAGGGAGACTCAAATTAGTCTGGCTAAATACCATAAAGAAAACAGAATTAAATATGGTGGTAGATGGCTTGCTGCTCGTATTAGAAATGTCGGCGAGAAATCACTTGATATTACAATCGGTGGCCCAGAAAGAGCTAACGTCCAAGCAATTTTTACTTTTGAGCTATTCAATGAACTTCAGCAAACAATGGGTGATAAAGCACCTAAGACAGTTGAAGAAATGTTCAAGATGAATCCAGATGACATTAGCACATTGGCTAAAACTAAAGCCGACATCATGGTATCTGACTTCATGGGAATGAGCGACAAAGCTAAGAAAGCACAAATTTATAACCTTGATGTTAAGCGTCCAATGCTTAGCTTGATAACCTCTGGACTTACTAGATTCGGAAACCACAAGTTGACCACCAATGCAAACTTAATGGTTTATGGAAAGCACTTGTTTAAGAGAGCCACAGGTAATGACAGATATGACCCAAACATTACAGCAAGTGCTGTTGAGAATGTTGCTGGAACATTGATTCAAAACATTCTTTACCATTATGCTAAAGCTCAAGTTATGGTTCCTGTTTTGACCTGGGCTGCTGCTGCATTGACAACATTTGTTTCCGAGTTTTTTGATGAAGATGAACCAGATGAATCTAAACTAGAAGTTATCAACGAAAGGTATTATGATTGGCTTGAAGCAATCACCCAAGCAACTCCAGATGGATTGTTCTTATTCAACTGGATAAAAGAATGGGCATTCCCTTATATGAGCGCATACGAAAGCATTGATGAGGGTATTGGAAGTGGACTTACTGGAACTCTTGGCAAGGCAACTGAAAATGCTTTATGGGAAACAACTGGATTTGTCCCTGCTATTGGTGCAGCCCTTGGCTTGCCAGCGGTAGAGTCGGTTGTTAAAGTTGTCGGAAGTTATGGATTTAACCAGATTGTTCCAGCTGATGAGGAAGAATTCATGGATAAAGTAAAAAGTGATCGCGACAGATTGCGTCAAGCAGAAAGAGCGTTCTCAACATTTACTTCTCCAATTTCCGAACCTTATGAAGCAACAAGAGACATGAGCGCGGTATTCCTAAACTATATGTCACCTAAGGATGGATACGATGGTATCTCTACTCAGGAATTTGTATATGGATTGCTCAGTCAGTCGATTGGAACGAGAGAGGCTAAGTCTAATCAATCAAGAAGACATAAGGAGGATGGAGGATGGGGAGGCTACTAATTCTTATTAGCGCCCCCTGCTTAATCAAGCATCCATTGACTTAACTGTATTGATCAAAATATTTGCTGACTCTATGCGTTTCCTGATGATTTCACGGCGTATAGCTGTCAGCGGTTTTTTTGACTCAAAGAACTTAATAGCATCAATCAACAATGGAACTACTCTCAATACTTCCAGCTTCACCGTAGATGGCGTTACAAGCGGCAACGAGGGCATGGATAGGTTGCTTGGGTATGTTGACTCTACTTCTTGCTGAAGAGGGCTAGAATCGCCATTTATGTCTTCTTGTTGCGCTACAATGTCAGGCTCGCTGTAATTCTCAAGTTCTGGTGGTGCAGCAATAGTTTCCTCATCAATGATGGGTTTTGGTTTTCTTAGTTTAGGCATAAGTTGTTTGTAAAGGTTTGCGGTGGTTAAGTTGCTGCCGCATCAGCTGTGCATTAGGACTCTCTTAACCTAGAGCTACAAAGGGAAATACGAAAACCCTCCATTAGCACGAATCTTTAGTCGGCTAAAGCCGATTATGAATTGAGAAAATTTGTTTTTGGACTTGTAAACCAGCCTTCGTCTTTAGCGGCTGAACTATTTTCATGAATCCATCTATGACACTCTTCACACAAAGGAACTACTACACAACAAAACTCTCTTGTTGTGCGCTTGAATGGATGGTGTGGCTCAAAGTCTCCACCAAAATGCTTCCAGTTATTGCCACGCATACGGCAACGAGCACAGGCAGCAGGAATATACACTTCAAGTATGCGCTTATACTGCTCAAGCCATTCCTTCCTTTTGTCTGATATTCTTTTCATTGAGGTAAATAAGGAGACTTCTAGTGTCATGTTTTCAAGTCACGGAGACAGGCACTCTTCCCATTTAAGGGATTTATCCTGGGTCGCCACCCCAGCCTAGAAGTCAAATTTGTTATCGTCCGTATCCAAGGGCTTTCAAGGTGTTCTTGAATGGCTGATTAGGAAGTTGATGAATAGTGTGAAGCATAATCTGAGCAATGTCTCTTGTCTCTTGTTGAGTGTCTGGTTTGAGACGCAGATTGAATAGATGGATAAATGCCGCTAATGATCCAGTCCAAATAAACTTTGTCATCAAGCATAGGGGAAGATGGCATCTAGCTTGTTCTTTTGCTACGCCAAAATCTACCATCATGTTGTAGATTCTTTTAGCTTCATTAATAAGCTTCTCTACATCTTCAACAAAAACCTCATTTACTGTATTGCTTACATTACCTGAACTCCCTTGCTTGCTATCTTTGGACTGGTAACGATATCGCGTTGGTTGTTCATACTCATCTGAGAAGTCAACATAACGACCACTGATGCTATTAGCAGTAAGACCAACCTGATGCTTGAAAAGCTGACGCTCAACATAAATTGGACATTCAATTCTAAACTGTAACTGTGGATGACGCAGCGGAGACATATGCTTATGATCAATTAAGAACTTGATTAACTTAGCGTCTTTGTCGCTGAATTCTTTTGACTCTTTATCGTAACTAACGCGAGCCGCATTGACGATCATAAGGTCGTCTCCAAAGTGATTCAGTAATTCTACTTTCATAATTCTAATAACAATAACATTTTTAAAGCTCTTTCTGTAATCCTACTTGCTGGTTCTCCAGTCTTTTCGCTAAGTAATTTTAGTTCTGAGATTACACGTGGTGACAATGTTAATGCAAGTTCTTTCCTTTGTAATTCTTTTTTAATTCGAGGCCTTCCCATGTTTTTATGTGTAATGGTCTTAATAAAATCTTTAAGTTTTGCTGTCTATTCCAGCTGTCAACCAGAAGATATTTCTACATTTGCTCGCCCAGCAGCTACACGCGCTCACTGCCTAAACTCATAGTATGATTATCTGATGTCATCACGAGCACCTTGTGGTTTCCCACACTCCAACCCCAGATCAGGTCGCTAATAGAACTCTGCCAGACAAGGCTGTTAGCAGTGTTGCACCACCGCAGGTAAAAGTCCTATCCCCTCATTGCTGGAGCTGGAGTGTGGTGTCGGTCTTGCACCCGACTTTGGTGTCACAATTGATTAGTGAGAATCTGCACACCTACATTTCTCAATTCAACTTTGGCTTGACGCGCATGGAGAGTTACTACCACATCTTGCGTTGAGTCATTCTCCAAAGCTGGATTGAGAAGACATACTTTAAGCGGTATGTCAGCGCCTTACATAGTCAGCATCCAAATACCTACCAAGTAATACTGCATCATCCAATAACAGTAACTGACTATATAAAATTGGTTGCGGGAGAAGGAGTTGAACCTTCAGTTCGGGTTTATCAGACCAGCGTGTTACTATTACACCATCCCGTATTAAATTAATTGCGAGTTTTTAACCTGCGCTCGATCTCACGATTAACATACCAAACCGCTTTACGCAAGTCTTCTATGTCATTTTCTTTATCGTCTGCTCTCCAGATGTATTTGATTGCATTACCAAGACAGAAGTTTAGATGCTCTGTCACTTGAATGCATTCAATACCAGACGGGTGTGACTTATAGTGACGGGGATGATTCACTTTATCTTCTTTATCTGGATTTGATTCTTCATCTTCATCGTAAGCAAGAAGCTCCTTAAATTTATCTGCCCAAAATTTATAACCTTCAGGAGCATTCACCCAAGAAAAAGCATTAAATAAAGCACACGAAAGCGTGCTGATTTTAATTCCTGCTTCTCTTAAAGGATATTTTTCATGATAAGCAATAGCCGAATCCCTTACTTCTTTATCGGGAATTTCTCGCAACCAATCAATTATCGACTTTTCTTTTTGCATAGTTCTGCTGTTTCGGGTCTAGTTCCTGGGTTTTCTTTTAGCCAACTAAAGAGTTCCTTGTGGTTTCTTTGTGGTGATTGCATCAATCTTTGGATGCGCATTGGTGGACCATCCATTGGATAGCGTTTCTTTCCTTTTTCTTTGTGGTATATAGTTTTCATATTAAAGCCATGGTTTTTGGGTTGGAGAATACATTGGACGAACAGGGCCGGGACTTGGAAGGAATCGTTTAGTTCCCTTGTCAAACCATGTGTTGGTCATGGGAATCTCACCAGTAGCACGTTGCTTGCGGCAGATTAACTTGCCACACGGAGTTGACTCCCAGAACTCCTGCATTGCGTCATCAGGATAGTCATTAGCTTTCATCTCTGCAAGACGTTCATGCTTAGATACGTCACGCCACACAGTAATGATGTTGTCTGGCATGTTGCCCCACTCACTAGCACCTTGAATCTCGGCGATAGCTGGTGGACTGCTGACACCTTCACCACTTTTACGTGGATGCGCTACAACATGAACATGCACAGGGTAGTTGGAAGCAAAGACACGGATAGCATCAATAGCTTCTGCTTGAGCGGTATTGTCTCCGCGATCAACATCCATTGTCATGACGTTATCAATGACAAAATTAGTTACCCCATACCGTTTATGGGCATGAATAAACATGTTGATTAGTTTGAGAGGGTTTGCTTTTTCTCTGCTTTTGTAGATAAAGCAATGCTCACTAAGATATTTGAATGCTTTGTCAAAATCTTCATTGGCAACAATATCTGAACTGCCAGTCATATTCATCAAGATGGAGCCAAACGTGCGTTCAGGCGGCTGCTCAAAAGAAGCGACAACACTCATAACCCCACGCGCAGCTAAGTTAGCAACTTGATTCTGAACTGCTTGAGACTTGCCTTGTGACGTGTAACCAAACCACAAAGTAATCTCATGCTTACGGAAGGTAAGGTCAAAGCCAGGAATAAAAAATGGATCACCATCAAGAAGATAGTCACCACGAATGAAGTCCATAACTTCATCCTTCATTTCTTGAGCATCTACAATCTCATCAAGTTGACCTTTGGCAGTGGACTCAATAAGGTTGATGATTTCCCCACCACGGCCAGCCTTGAGCATGTCATTAGCATCCTTGAGTGGCAGGTTGACGATAATGCATTTATCAATACCTAGACGGGCAGCAACATCTACTGCACATTTCTTTCCAGGCGCATCATTGTCCATGATAAGAACAATGGTGTCGAAATAAGAAAGATACTCATAATCCTCCTTGATCCAATTCATATTGGATACACCAGAAGGAATAGATACAGCAGGAAGCCCTAGCTCATACATGGCTAAGGCATCCCACTGACCCTCTACAATAATGAGGCGATCACTATTTGTAGAAGGATCACAAACATCTTTGCCAAACAAGTTGTGAACAGGATTTGCACTGCTCCACATTGTCTTGTCGTTATTAGGCATCCAGTGCTTGTTGAGACTTAAGCGTGACTCACAGTCGTAATGCGGAAAGATAAGCTCTCCACGGCCGCCTGTGCCAACGCTATATGCTTCTAGTGTGCGCTTACTAATCTTGCGTTCAGCTGCATACTTGATGCAATCCTCACTAAGAGGTTTAATAGCCTCAGCCAACTCTTTGTAGTTGGTGGACTTGTTTGCTCCAGAGAAGTTCTGAATTGGAGCAATGTTAAGGAAATTACCCAACCATGCAATACTTGCAGGAATAGAAATACCTTTTACTAAATGAACTAACTTCCACGCACTACCCTTGATTGAAGGGTTAGCGTGGTCGTAAAACTGACCAATGTTATACGACTTAGTTGAAATACTAAGACTGTCTCCAGGATTACCGTCAATGTTACCAATGCGGTAGCATCCAGTTTGTTTCTTTGCAGCAGGGAATAAAGTCAGAACGAATTCGTCAATTCTGTGCTCTAGCTTTGCTTTAATTTCTTGTAAGTCGTATATCGTTTTGGTTTCAGTTATCATTAAATTGTCTTTGATTGATTTCTTCGATTGTTTCTACTACTGGATCAAATCCGATTGTTGCAGCCATAGAGCCAATCAACGAGGTAACAAAATTCAATCCTATTGCATCAGCCATGGGAACTAACTTCATTACCTGAATCATGTTTTTCTCCATAATTGCAATGCTTTCGGCATCTGACAGGCTTTTGAATTGGTCAATATAATCAGCTATTTCTTCTGACTCTTTTGCCAATGTTTCTCTAATTTGCGATTGAAGGTATGTTGTTAATGCTCCAACTTCAATTAGAACATTTTTTAATCCTTCATTCGTAACTTCTGTTCCTTCCCGTTGATCTTGATCACATTGGTTTTCAGATTGATTACAATTGCCGCTGTCGGCTCCGTCATACTTTTGGTTCTCTTCCATAGATTATTTTCGTCACAAGTAACATAATCAACTGAAGCATCTTTACATGCTGCAATTAGATCCTCTACTTGGTCTTTAGATTTTAGGTCAACAATTACTGAGTTGCCTAGTTTTTTGCAGATACTTGCAAGACTTCTTACATTCTTGGCTGACAATCCAATTTCTTCAGCTTTTGTAAGAATTAGGTCTTTATCTGCTTTTTCAATTTTTGAATAAAATGCTTCTTTGTGGTGACTGAATGACAAGTTGAACTTACGTCCATTGTATTCCTTGAACACGCTGACTGCCGTAACAATAGTGTTGTAGGCTTTATCAGACACTTCAATCACTTGGCTTACGTCAAACTGATTACCAAAATGGTTTTCTAGTTCAGAGGTAATGCTACCAAGCAACCAAGTCGAGTAGTCGTCAATCTTTTCCGTAACATTGCGCGCTACAAAGATACGATCAATCACCTTGTATGCTTGCTCCAATGATGGAGGATTGTCCATCCGTAGCGTGGCTTGTCCACCTTCACGAATAACAAAGTGTTCAGAGATAGGATCAGTTACAATCTGCATCAAAGCAGCAATGTCCTGCTCTTTGTCGTCAATTTGCTCAGGATCGCTCAGGACGGCAGCGACATCAACTTTGGATACTACTTCCAGATTGACGAATGCCTCTGCTTCCAGGCTATCTGTAGCGTCCCTAGAGAGCATTGAGATAAATCCATTCACTCTGTTTTTCACTACGCCACTATACGCATTGCTATTTATGTCTTTTCCGTTTCTGTATTGAGCGAGAAGCTCTGCAACAACGTCATAAGGAATTGCGTATTCTTCACTTACTGCACCAATCTCATCATCTTCTAATGGGATTCCGTCAAGGTATACTGTGTTTGTCATAAATTATTCTTCTTCACTAAATGTCTCTAGTCCGATTCCTTTTTTTCCTGCTTCTCTCAGCAGTAGGTCATAAGCGTTCGGTGGGTCAGGTTTATCCATGCTGAATCTGGCTGCAAGTTTTAATTTTGTCAAAATCTGACATTCATTTTTGTTTACAACCTCCCATCTTCCAGTTTCTTCAACAAAATAAATCTGAAGAAACATGCTTGCCATTTTATCCCAATTACTTATCAGGGCTGTTTTTACTGTATTCATCTTGCATTTTCTGTAAAACTTTTCGCGCAGTTGTTGCTAACTCAAAAATAACTGAAGCGTCATCATTGAACAACAAAGAACTCTTGAACTGCCATGGATCTGCAATTATTTTTAACGCTTCAACCATATCTGGTAAGTGAATTGCCGCAACAACATCTGCTCTATTTTGCTCAATTGTTTCAACAATTTCCAAGTCCCATGGCCCAGGTGTAATGTCTTTCAAGATTGATTTACTCATAGTTCTTTTAGAATTGTAACTGGCAGGTTGATTTCTTGTGAATACTTATCAATAACGGCTTTGTTTTGAGAAACCATTACCAGATTGTCATTGTCGTAAACGCCATAAATAATCTTTTTTGGGGGAGCTATTTTGTATTCATAGCGACCCCAATTCCATTCTGGGCATAGGTCTAATTCAAATTCTTCATCATCGCATGAAAGTGGTCTTGAAAGCACTTCTCCGCCATTGGCATGGTGCAACATAATACTTGTCATTTCTTGAATTTTTTCAAGGTTGGTCATTTTGTTTTTTAGTTAATTTGAATTTGAATAAAGGAAAGCATAGTTTCCATTGATTACTTTTTGGGCTTGGTTTTAATGCCAAGTATTTTCCGTTTGTGAAAATAGACCACAATTTCATATTATTGTAAATTAAACACCTCGCCAAGATAGGTTTTGCCTGCCCATCAATATGTCTATGATGCTACCTTGACGAGGTAATCCTAATCCATCACTCGATGGCAGGAAAGTTTTAGTTGGCTAAAGCAACTGCTGACTCAAGGAGCTTGTTGCCACGCTTGACGTTGGCATCCCAGTCAATCTCAAAGCGTTGAGCTGCAATAGTTTTGGTTAATGCTGAAGCACCCCAGTTACTGCTGTAGTTTTGAGC